ACAGCACATTCTCTTTTATTAATGATGCCACCACTGACTTAGCTGGTGCTTCCTTTGTAGTTTCCTACAAAAATCATTTGTTCTTTGCTAAAGACGATCAAGTTATTTTCAGTGCTCCATACACAGACACTGACTTCTCTCCTGCTACAGGAGCAGGTGTCATTGTTGTAGGCGGCACCATCACTGGCCTCATTGTATTTAGAGAAATCTTAATCATCTTTACAGAGCGCACCATCAGTCAAATTACAGGCAGTGCAATCTCTGACTTTGTATTACAGCCCATCACAAGAAAAGTTGGATGTGTGGCTAGTGACACCATACAAGAAGTTGGTGGTGATGTTATATTTCTTGGCCCAGATGGTTTAAGGCTGTTAGGTGCCACAGATAGAACAGGTGATTTCAATTTAGGGCTGGTTTCTAAACCTATTCAAAAAGAAGCCACTTCTCTTATTTCATCTAGCAGCAGCTTTGCTAGCGTAGTGATTAAACAGAAGTCACAATATAGGCTTCTTGGTTATAATAGTAGCATCACTGCCAATAGCTCTAAAGGCATATTAGGCACACAGATGGCTAGTGATAATACTTCCTCTATTGCTTGGGGGGAGACTATTGGAATTAAAGCCTATGTGGCTGATAGTTATTATTTAGACCAAACAGAGACAATTGTATTTGCCCATGATGATGGATATGTCTATCAGATGGAGAGTGGTAATAGCTTTGATGGTACAAACATTGTGGCTTCTTTTGCCACTCCTTATGTACACATCACTGACCCCAGAGTGAGGAAGACATTTTATAAGATGTTCCTCTATACCAATCCTCAGGGCAGTGTAACCACCTCTGTTAATTTGAAGCTAGATTTTGATGACTTTGGAAGCATTCAACCAGAAACCATCACCCTGTCTAATGATACAGGAAGTGTGGGCTTTTATGGTACAAGCAGTGCAAAATATGGTACAACTGTATATGGTACGAAGCTAAAGAAGCTGTTCCAGACGCAGGTGATTGGGTCTGGTTTTTCAGTGTCTTTACAATTTGTATCAGACAGCCAAGACCCACCTTTTTCGTTGGATGCTGCCACATTGGAGTATTCCTCGCATGATAGAAGATAAGGAAATTTTATGACGGGTTATGTTCGTAAAGACACTACAAACAACATTGCAGATGGCAATGTGATTAATGCTGCCGATTTAGACAGTGAGTTTGATGGGGTGCAGGCTGCGTTTAATAGCTCCACAGGACACACCCATGATGGCACTGCTTCTGAGGGCGCTCCCATTACAAAGCTTGGCCCAGTGCAGGATGTTACAGTTTCTACAACTGTGCTGGGTGTTAAGACCACCAATACTGTTGACTTAGGCACAAGCTCATTAAAATTTAAAGACTTCTATTTAGCGGGTGCTGCTTCTATTGGCGGCACACTAGGTGTCACTGGAGCCACAACACTATCAGCAGCCCTAACATATGGTGGTGTCACACTAAGCAACGCTGTGACAGGCACTGGCAACATGGTGTTGTCAGCTTCGCCAACACTCACTGGCACCATCACTGCCGCTGCTGCCAACTTCTCTGGGGCTGTAGCTTTTAATGGCACCACCACAATTGGTGACGCTGACACCGACACCATCACACAAGCAGCTTCGTATGTAACTGGCACTCAGCTTAAATCAGCTAAGACAGCTACCAACACTTTGTCTCTTGCTGCTTACGATGTGGATGGCACAGCCTACACCAACCTAATCACTCTCACGGCAGGTAATACGCCAACACTGGCTCTTACATCTACGGGTGTGGGCAGTATGGACAACATTGCCATTGGTGCAACGACAGCTTCTACGGGTGCATTTACTACGCTATCGGCAAACTCCACCGTCACTTTGTCTGGCGGCACAGCCAATGGTGTGGCCTATCTGAATGGCTCAAAGGTGGTGACTACGGGTAGTGCGTTGGTGTTTGATGGTACGAATTTGGGTGTGGGGACGAGTTCGCCAGCTTATAAGTTAGTTGTTGCCGGGACTGCTCCACGCATTGTTTCTCAAGACACTACAAGTAATTACATAACTGTTCTTCGTGGTGGAAATACACTTGGGTATGTTGGCACAGAATCAAATATCCCATTTCAGATTGTTACGAATAGCAATACGGCGGCAACATTTGACACCAGCGGTAACTTGGGATTGGGTGTTACGCCTAGTGCTTGGAGTACAAACTACAAGGCTTTGCAAAGTGCGACTGGTTCTTCATTTGTTGGATTTGCTGGAAACGATCAAACTTTTGTTGTTAGCAACGCCTTTAACGATGGCGCTTGGAAATATAAAAATACATCAGGTGCAGGGTACTACGCAATTCAAGGTGTAAGTAACGGAGTTCACGCTTGGTTTACAGCCCCCTCCGGCACAGCAGGTAACGCCATCACCTTTACCCAAGCAATGACGCTTGATGCTAGTGGGAATTTGGCTTTAGGCACTACTTCTTCTCTAAGCCCATCTTCTGGTCGAATTGATTTGACGATTAATGGAACATCGTCAGCAATGACTTCATTTGGGACTGGTAATACACGCAGAGGTTATTTTCTACACGATGCTACTGATTTAACTATTGCCAGTGAAACAGCAGGTTCTTTGCGCTTTTTAAACAACGGCTCAGAACGCGCCCGCATCGACTCCAGCGGTAACTTGGGATTGGGTGTTACTCCTAGTGGATGGAGTGGGTTCAGGGCTTTGCAAGTCGGCGGCGCAACGTCAATTTGGTCAAGCACATCTGGCGCTGGCAGTTCGTTTTACAGCAACAATGTTTATTTCAACGGATCAAACCGTATCCGCATCAATGCGGGTTATGCAACCGAGTACATCCAAGATTTTGGCGCAGGCAATCATCTGTGGTTTACGACAACGTCCTCTACCGCAGGGTCAACTATCACCTTCACCCAAGCAATGACGCTTGATGCTAGTGGGCGTTTGGGTATTGGTACTTCAAGCCCGACAAGCGGTTATTTGCTAGATGTTCGTGATCGTGCTCGTGTTGCATCGACCAGTAATTATGTTCTTGACTTAATTGGTTCGGGGACAAACGGTTCTACTTTGCAAGTCTATGCGGATAACTCTATTGCGGCACTTATCACAACTGGCACATCAGCAATACCGTTGACTTTCTATACAGGTGGCTCAGAACGCGCCCGTATCGACTCCAGCGGTAACTTGCTGGTGGGGCAAACTACAACAGGATTACAAGCCGCCCGTAGTTTTAGCTTTCAAGGCGTTGGTGATGGCTCTTGCTATGTAAGCCATTCAACAGCAAACGCAAGTGGTGATTCTTACATTCAGTTTGGCTACAACGGCACAAAGATTGGTTCTATTACGCAATCAGGCACAACAGCCGTTGCTTACAACACATCTTCCGACTACCGCCTAAAAGAAGACATCCAGCCAATGACTGGTGCGTTGACAAAGGTCGCTGCACTTAAGCCTGTCGCCTACAAATGGAAGTCTGATGGCTCTGACGGCGAAGGCTTCATTGCCCATGAGCTGGCTGAAGTTTGCCCCCATGCGGTGACGGGTGAAAAAGATGCTGTGGATGAGAATGGCAATCCTAAGTATCAAGGCATCGATACCAGCTTCTTGGTTGCAACCCTCACGGCGGCAATTCAAGAGATGAAAGCAATCATCGACACCCAAGCGTCAACCATTACCCAACTGCAAGCCGATGTAGCGGCGCTTAAAGGAGCATAAACATGACTATCGTTTGGAATGTGAGTCAATTGGATAGGCAAACCTCAGATGGTTTTGTGACTACCGCACATTGGCAGTGCACTGCAACAGATGGGGATTACTCTGCATCCATTGTGAATACTTGCTCATGGAGTGATGGTTCTCCCACAGTGCCATACGACTCTTTGACACAAGAAACTGTATTGGGATGGATATGGGCCAATGGTGTAGATAAAGACGCTGTTGAAGAGGCTTTGGCTGCTCAGATTGAGTTGCAAAAGAACCCTGTTAAAGCCACTGGCATTCCTTGGAGCGCCTAATGTCTGAGATAGATCCCATAGCTTATGGAGTCTTAACCGCTAAGGTTGAGG